CGGTCAGTCCTTCTTCTTTGTAGTCCGCAGCGACTCGATCTGTTTGGCGTAGTCGCTGCGCAGGTTCTGTAGCTTTTCGATCTCGGCCCGCTTCACGCTGCCAGGCATCGAGGCGTCGTCCTCAACCAGCTTCATCTGCTCACCCAGTTCAGACATGGTCTTGCTGGCCTTGGTGTACAGCTTGCTCATGGAAATCGAGTCGCCCTTGCTCTGGGCCAAATCAGTAGCCTTCTCGATCTGGCCGAGCTTGATGTAGTTCTGGTAGTCAGCCGCCACTGTCGCTGCGATCTTCGCGTTCTCGTAGAAGCTGGTGACGTACTTGGACTGGGACTGCGGCAAGGTCTTGACGTAGTTGCCAACCACCAACAGATCGTCAATTCGCTCAAAGCGCGAGGACTCCCCTGCCTTGATTGGAGCCACGGCCATGTTGGAGGTAGTCAGGACAGAAGCCCCCACCCAGCCCAGATAGCCGCGCACCATGTAGTCGATCTGAAGGGGTGACAACTGAACAGACTCAGGGTTGACCGCGCCACCCGTCACCGCCGAGGCGAACTCAGCGAACATCTGGTTGACCTTGCCCAGACCAACACCGGCTGCCGATGTCCCGGCGTTCTGGCGGTTCTGTTTGGACAGACGCTCCATACCCTGCGACTCGATGGCTCTGCCGGTGAACCCGTCCTCGTTGGCAATCACATCAAACGCAGGCTTAAACACCTGTGGGATCGGATTCATGGCGAGGTTTTCCAGCAGCACGTTTTTCAAGCGCTGGCCGAACACCTTGCCCTCAACGCCGTCGTCTACCATCTGTTCGACCAAGCGCTCCATCACCGTGGAGAAAGCGCCCATCTCAAATGGCTTGGGGATGCGGACGGCTTTTTCTGTTCCAGGCACTCGAATCCAGAAGAACGAATCCTTCTGCCACTCTTCGAGCTTCTTGAACTCCTCATCATCCTTGCCCATCAGGTACGCGCCCACGCCGAACATGGTGACAGCGCCCAGCACGGCTGAGAACTTCGCGGCCTTCTGGCGGGTGGATGCGTCGGCATTCCCACCCAGTACCTGAACCACGGGGTCGAGACCGTCGCGGCCCAGCTTGTACATACCCTGAAGTCGGGCATTAAAGTACGGAACGATTTGCGACAGGTAGCGCACCGCAGCCCAACTGCCTTGCAGCGAGAAGTCTTGCAAGTCCCGAGCCGCGTAGGCTGCCTCCATGTGCGAGGCACCGCTGGCCCGAAGCTGTTGATACAGCGCCAGTCTGTTGGAGTTCTCCATCGCATCGCTGACTTCGTCGTACTTGTCCTGTGCGCCCTTGAGGAACTTCACAGCCTTGTCGGTGGTGGTCAGGATTTGGTCGGACTTCACACCCGACTTGAGCAGGCGTTTGACGTTGGCCGCTTGGTCGCCGTCGAAGGCATTGCCCATTGCGAACAGACCGCCACCCACCAGCGCCTCGGCCCGATCATCCTTGTAGGCTTTGTAGCCCTGCATCACGTTGGTGAACGGATTGTTCTTGAGCTCACTCAGGCCGATGGATTGCACCGAGTCACGGATCAAGTTGTTGATCTTGAAGGTTGGCGACAAAGAGATGAACCGGGTCAGCGTCGTCTTGAACGGGCGAGCGATGTCGAGGAACAGATTGCTACCGCTTGGATTGGCAACCGCGTCCAGCGAGGCCAGCAGGAACTCGTCGTCGATGCGGTAGAAGGTTTCCTTGCCGCCCTCCATGACTTTGACTGCACCCTTCTCCTGCTTGTCCAGCTTCGTGACCACGTCACCCATGTCGGCTGCGGACTTGAGCGTGGCAACAGCGGCTTGGTTCTTCATGGATGCCGACAGGATGTGGCTCCAGTTCATCAGCACGTTCTCCATCAGGTCATTGAGTTGACGCTCGCTGCCGCGCAAGCTCTTACTCATGTACTGACCAACAGAGCCGGAGGATGTCTGCGCCGCCGAGAGTGAGCGGTCATCATCCATCTGGCGATAGAAGGGAACGTACCAAATGTCGGCTGCAAACTTCTTGTAGGCCGCATCGTCGATCAGGCCGGAGCTCTTGGACACGTCGAGCACAGAGCGATTGAGCTCGTTCATCTGGCGCAGCGCCTCGGAGTAAATCGAGGCGCGGGGCTTGCCGTCTTTCATCGTTCCTGCATTCAATTTCTTCAGGCCAGAGATTTCTTCTGGCGTAAAGAAGCGCTCTCGGTCTTGCTTGGCGAGTTGGTCGGCGCGGTTGGCGGCAATCCACATCAGGAAGCGATCCGTCTCAGAGCCTACAGGCTTCAAGATTTCCAGCAGACCCTTGGTGCCCTTCTTGACGTTCAGTGCGCCGTCGTCATTGAAGACCTGTCCGTAGTGCAGCAGGCCAGTGACGGCTCCATCTTGCGGGCTGTTGGACAGGCGCAATTGCATGTACGACTTGAGGTCGATGTCTCGCACGGAGCGAAACTTATCGAAGGTGCCCTGAACCACGCGCAGCCACATCTTTGGCTTGAGGGCGTCGAGCCGCTGCTGAATCGTTGGTGGAGTGGGAGCGCCTTTGTCCAGCGCCATCTTCCGGGTCTTGGGGTCGAGGTCGTCGAACTGGGACTCGTAGTCCTTGCGGCGGAACATCGGCAAGCCGTCGTTGGCAACAGTCTGTTGAAGTTTTTCGGGAATGACAAAGCCAAGATGCTGGCCGGTGCCATCAATACTCATCAACTGAGTTGCGCCACCAAATTTCTTGAGGATGTCTTTTGCAACAGAGGGGACAGTCTGGTTGTAGTACAGCGCGACACCGCCGCCACCCACGTCCATGTCGAGGCCGGAGATGATGCCGGAGGTCTCGCTCTCGTTGTCAATCTCCACGCCCTTCTTGGCTTCGATCTGCTCGGCCAACTCTTTGCCGACGACAGAGGCCACGCGGTCTGGTGGCACCTCTGTTGATGACAACTCGCGCCCGTCTTTCATTGTGGAGATGGTGACGAGGCCGGTCTTTTTGTCGGTGACGTAGACCACTTGATCTATGCGCTTGGAAAGGCGATAGCGGTCAACCTGTTGCTCGCCAGTCGTCCAGGCAACGCGATCTATGCCGTTCTTTTGAGCGTAGGCGATGGCCCGCTTCAGGAGTAGGGCTGTCCACGTCTGGGTATTTTTGACAAACGGGGCATCGGGTACAGATTTTTTGGGCGTCTTGCGCTCAATGTCTAAAATCTGATCGGTGATGACTTTGATTTTTCCGTTGATGGCCGAGCGCTCGTCTTGTAGGCGATTGAACTCGTCCATCTCTCCGTCGCTTGCGTCGCGCATCCGCTCATTCAGACTTGCAACCTCTGGCCTCATCTCGGCAAGCTGTTCTCGCAGTGCCTCAATTTTCTTACTGTCCGATCTGGATATTCCAAAGCCTACGTCTCTTCCATCTTGACCGCGCTGGGACTGAAGTTCTTCAATGAACAAAACATTGCGGCCCTCTGTGTCCTTGCGAACGATCATGCGGAGCCAGCCCAACGCCTTGCCAGCAGACACGTCGCCAAAGTGCGTCCGGTCTGTTGACTTGTAAGACGTGAGGGTTGGGTCGGTTAAAACCAGTTCGATATAGCTGGCGTCGTCTCCGCCCTCAAGAGTCCATCGCTCTCGGTGCTTTGCATCGCCCAGACGATTGCGCTTCCAACCCATCTCACGAGAAACGATGTCCAGCATATCGTCACGGCTCATGCTGGAGGCGTCTTCGCCCGTGGACTGTTCTACCAACTCAGCCAAATCCGAGTCGGACATTGGATTTTTTCCGTTGGTCAGTTCAACCTCGTTGATGTAAACCCGGTTGCCAGCTATGAAGTCCAAGACCTCCTGCTTGGTGGTGCGCTCGTCGCCCTTGAGGTCGAGCCAGTCGTTGATGCCCACCCACTCAATTTCTTCTTTCTTGACTCCGAGCTCTGCTGACTTTGATGCGATCCAAGATTTCCATTGAGCCGCTGGCATCTTCTCCATCTTGTTGGATCTGAATGCCCGCTCCAGTGCTGAGTAGAAGGTGGGCGTGTCGGCGCGGCTGACTGCGCGTGCGGCAACCATCGACACATCGGCGGCGAATGCGCCACCCTCGCCGAAGGTTTTGGCGTCACCCTTCTCTACGAAGCGGCGGGCGTTGGAGACGATCTCGCGCAGTTCCGCGTTGCTCACATAAGCAACGCCCAGTGTCTCGCGCATGAAGGTGCGGATTGCGGAGTACAGCTTTTGCAGCATTGACTGCGCCACATCGGCTGGGTACTTTCCACCCTCTGCTGCATCAGCCAGAACTTCCTCAACAGCCGTTTCGATGTCGAGGTCTTCCTTGGCTCGCATCTTGTCGGCAGCCTTGCGAACTTCGGCGTTACCGTTGTAGATCGAGCGCATGACCTCGGCGTGCCTTGCGCCAAGAATAGAGCGCAGGCCGAAGTGACCGGCGATCTCGTGGTTGATCGTAATGGAGGCTTCATTCATGTCGGCAATGTTGCGGGCCACCAGATAGACCTTACCCTTCCAGTACGAGCCGGAGATCAAGCCTTCGGCGTTGGCTTGCTGCACCTGGCCGAACAGTCTGGCCGGAAGGTCGCGCTCTGTTGCGACAACGACTACGTCAGGCATATTGGCCCAGTTCGCCTTGAACTTGGCAACGATGTCGCGCAGCGCCTCGACGGCCATCCCGCCCTTGCCGGACGTGATGCGGAACACTGGATCGTCTTCGCCGCGTGAGGCTTTGAGCTTGGCGCTGGCGCGATTGGCCCGCTGATTGTCCAACTCGGTGCGGACGATCTTGTCGTGGAAATCGACGCTGTTGTAGCCGTCTTCCTTGGAGACCTTCCACTGATCCTTGGCCTCTTTACTCAGGTTGGCCCAAGGGATGTGAGCGGCTTTGCCGTCGTCGTTGTCTTCCCAGTCTTCAACAGCCTCGGCCTCGGAGACGCGCTTCTTGCCCAGCTTTTTATCTGATTCGGCTTGCTTTGCTTTTTCTTCGGCCTTGGTTTTTTCAGCCGACTTACGCTTCGACTCTATGTCGTCGGCCAGACGCTGCGCTTCCTTGGCCTCAACCGCAGCCTGTTCGGCAGCAGCCTTGTCCGCTTTTTCTTTGGCGACTTTTTCTTTTAGCTTTTGTTCGACTGTCTGCTTGGGCTCGGCAGCCGGTGGCTTTACTTGGTCGGCGGCGTCATCCTGCCGCTTTGCAGGCCGCGCTTCTCCATCTCGTCCTGTATCAGCGGCAGGCGCTTGTCCAGCGGCAGCTTGGCGAGTGCTCTCACCACCTTGAGTTTGCGTTCTTTGTCTTTCAAGTTCGATCTCATCTTTAATCTCCTGTTCCGTGAACCCCATTGCACGCAGCGCATCAGCAAGGCTCATGCTGGGCAGTCCGTTAAAAATATCATCCACACCGAAGAGCTCGGCGTCAGTCATTTCAGCGACCTGATTTTGCGCTTCTTCTGTTGCGTCTGGATCGGGCTCGCCTTTGGCTTCGAGAGCGGCAGCTTCTTCTGCAATCTCTTGCTGGCGCTGGGCCTCATCGGCGAACCGCGCCTCCATAAATGTGTCGCTGTCAAAGCCATACACAGGCTCAATGCGTGTGCCACGAAGCACGGCCTCGATGAGCTTGTACACCTCGTCAGTGCCACCCGCATCTTCGAGGAAGCTGCGCGGGATGTAGCCATCTTCGGCGGCGTAGGTTGCCAGGTCGTCCAGCGAGGCTCCGGTCTTACGAAACATGGGGCCGTAGCCGGAGATCATTGGGCTCTTGTCTGGGGAGAACTCGCTGCGAAGATTGAGCGCAACGCCGTGCTTGCCCAGAAAGCCCATGAAGGGGTTCTTGGCATCAGTCCCTGCACGCAATCTGACGCCGCCCTTCTTCGGGGCGGGAGCAGGGGCGGGAGCAGGGGCGCGAGCGGGAGCCGGAGCCGGAGCCGGAGCCGGAGCGGGAGCCTTCGCAACAACAGGTGCGGCAACAGGTGCAGAGGATGCGACAGCAGCGGGCGCGGGAGCCGGTGCGGCTGGTGCGGCGACAGGAGCGGAGACCACCACAGGGGCAACTGGTGCTGGAGTTGGTGCAGCGGGTGCAGCCGCAACCACTGGCGCAGCAGGGGCGGGGGCAGGAGCCGGGGCGGGGGCAGCGGGCGCAGCCACTGGAGCGGTAGCAGCGGGTGCAGGGGCGTCCACTGCCGCGTCGGCAACGGCTGGCCTGCTTTCGATGAAGTAGAACTGACCACCGCCCTCGACCTTGGAGCGCTTGCCCTGTCTGATCTGGAACTCGGTGTTCTCAACAGTGCTTGCGTAACCACCCTCTCGCTTACCAGTTTCCTTGTTTGTCTTGCCCAGCAAAAACTGCTCGGCCTGTGGCTTGGTCGTAAATCTGTTGCCAACGGTGGCATCTCCAACCTTGAAGGCGGTCTCCACGTCGTAGCCCTGCACGCGGGCGGCAAGGTCTTCACCGGACAGAGCCAACGTGCCAGCCGGAGTCGTCTTGCCTTCGGGCAGTACAACAGGCTTGGCTTCGCCTTCGAGCTCGCGTGTCTCAAGGTTGGGCGTCACGCTACTGCGCTCGATAACTGGGTCAACTGCACCCGTGCCCACGCCGATTGCTGTGGATGCGCTGTCGCCAAACGCAGCTTGAACTTCTTCTCCTCGCAGCTTGCGGGTGGCTTCGCGCTCTTCAGACGTGGGAGCCTCAAGGTCAAGCAACAGACGCTGGGTTGCCAGCGACTTGGAGACAACAGACGCAAAGCGTGGGTCGTCACCAGACTCGATGTTGTTGCCCTTCAGGGTTTGAGCCATCCGCTCGTCGCCCATCATGGAGTCGAACAGTTCGCGTCGGCCATCGTCAGAGCCAAGGTCTTTCTCGGCGTCGTCCAACATCGCACGGACGCGGTCAACGTCCTTGTTCTTGCCGCTGCGCAGTGCGCCCGTGACGCCGCCAATCGTTCCGCCGCCCAGAGCGCCGAGTGCGAAGCTGTTGATGTAGTCCTTCATGGCGTCTTCGCCAGTCAGGGCTTTGCCTGCGCCGAAGCGCTCAACAGCCGTCTGAAACAGTTCGGTGCCGCCTTCCAGGCCAACGCCGCCAGCCGCGCCAATCATGCTGCGGCCCACGCGACCTCCGCCCGGAATGCTGATCTTGCCGAACGCAGCGTCAAGTCCGATCTTGTCCACAACAGCCTCGGACAGACCGGCCACCATGCCTGCGCCGAAGATGCGGGCCAGATCACCGCCACTCAGGTTGTCTGTGCCAGCCTCGTCAACAGCTTCGCCGAAGATGCCGCCCGTGCCTTTGGTGACGCCAGAGCCAACCAGCGCCACAGTGCTGCCGATGTTCTTGGCAACGTTCTTCGTGGCCTGCACAGTCAGTTGTTCGGCAGCGACCTTGCCGCCAGACTTGACGGCCAGACGCTCGGCTTCTTTGGCGACCATGCCTTCGATGAGGTTCTTGGCAACGCCTTTGACAGCCTGCTTGCCACCCACACCAGCGGCTGCGCCAGCAACAGTTCCCACACCGGGCGCGGCCAGCGTTCCGATGGCTCCGCCGATCAGCGCCGTGCCAACAGACTCCACCACGTTGCCGCCAAGGTAGCCAATGCCGTACTGAGCCCAGTCGGCCAGAGCGCCCAAGTCGCCGCCCTTGGCTTTCTCCCATGCCGTTGTAACTTCGTCGGTGTCCTTGGCTTTCTCACTGATCTCGGCCATCCCCTTTTGGTAGCCCTCCAGACCGTACTTCTTGAGCGCGGTCATTGCGCCGCCCTCGCCGAAAGCCTTCTCGCCCACCGCACCGGCAAAGCCCAGAGCTCCCTTTGCCAAGGCCGGAGTCTGGTTCAGCGCAGCACTGAAGCCCCTTGACGCGTCGCCCGAGTCAGTGGGCTTCTGGGTCTCAGCTTTTGGCGCAGGATCGCCGAAGGTTGGGAAGTAGAAAGGAATGGCATCGGACTTCTCCGCCTTTGCCTGCGGCTTGGCTGGGGCTGCCGCAGGAGCGCTGGCCGTCGAGCCGGGAAAGAAGAACGGGATGGGCGCACTGCTTCCCGCCTCGGGCTCTGCAAGGCGGGGAACCAGAGCTTGAGGCTTCTGTCCGCCCAGTACGTTCTCCCTCAAGGCAGTCCTGCTATCCAGGTACAGGCCGTCAGTCTCGTCGTCTTCTGTGCTCATCAAGGAGGCAGGACGACCCAGAAGCAATTCACTCATGGCTTATTCCTTTGGGACGAGAAGTTTCTGGCCGTTGATGGTCACGAATGGCAGGCCCGAAGCTGGGTCGGTGCCGTCAGAGTTCTGGCCTGCTGCGTTCCGCTTCTTCAGCAAAGGAATTGCTTGAGCAATAAACGAAGCTGACACCTTGCGTCCGTTGAGCGAGTAGATATTTTGTGCGTAGCTTGCGATCTCGCGGCGCTGGCCCTGCTCTTGGCGCATCTGCGCATAGGCTTGCTGCTGCTTGGGCAGCATGGCGTCAACTTCGTCCTTGGGCTTGACCTCAAATTCCTTGAGACCGAAGGCACCGCCGAAATACTTGGCCGCTGACTCGTCGTCGGCGCGATCAGCCTGACGCGCCCGCGTTTCGTTGTTGAAGGTGCGGGTGCTCTTGTTGGTTTCGGCGTTGTCCGTCACGCTGCTGGCATAAGCGCCAGCCTTTTTGGTATCGGCGTCTGCCTTTTGCTGCTCGATCTTGTTCTTGCGGTCAGCGTCTTTGCGGGCAAAGTTGACTTCAACTACTTTTCCCGCATCGAGCGCGCCAACGAGAGCGAACAGATTTTGGACAGGGATGTCCTGCATCTCGGATTTTCCATCATTGCCGATGATCCTGACGCCTTTCCATGTCTGCGCGTCTTTGTCAAACTTCCCGCTCAACGGGTCAATGTTGATCGCCGTGCCGGTCAGCCTTGATGCCTGACCCACAAGCTGCATGGCATTCGGATGACCCATTGCAACGGCTGCGGCTGCGGCCTTGCGCAGAGGCTCATAGCCCTGCTCCCTCATTTCGGTGATCTGCTTTTTCAGCGAAAACATCTTTTCCGCCTGCCCCGTTGCGGCCAAGTGCTTCGAGGTAATGTTGTACAAGCCCTCGTAATAAGCGTCGTCAGCCAGCACTTGGTTCTTGTACAGACCTTCGCCGCCAGACTTGAAAATGTCTTTCGTGCGAGGGGTCTCTGCTGGCTGCGGCGCAGCACCGGGAGCAGCGATGGCCGTAGGTGCAGGCGCTGGCGGTTGCTCAATCACGTTGTCGTCGGCACCTGGGAGTTTCCCGTTGGCCCGCGATTCGGTGAGCACCTTAATCTCTTCCGCAAACAATTTGTTTGAATCGCGCACGCGCTGGCGATCAGCCTGCTCTGCCTCTTGGAATCCAAAGATTTTGTCTTCTCGCTCGATGGCCTTTTGGCGGCGTCTGCTTTCGCCGACCTTTTCAAAGCCCTCTTCGATGCCGGAAACCAGTCCAATCATGTTGCCTGCCATTTCAAGCTCCTTTCAATGCTGTGCGACGGCGCTGTACTGCGGCGGGCGTATGGGTTTTTGCGATCAGCTTGTCGAGCTTGTCTTTGCCGATAGCCTTGACGGTATCGGCGGGAATTACGTACTCACCATCGGAGAGCATTGCGGGAATCATGTCGTCCACCGGGCCTCCGGGGCCGCGCACGCCGCCCTTACCAACGTGGATTGAACCCCCATCAGCCTTGCCCAGCGTGCCACTGCTCGCCTGTATCCCAAGGCCGACGAGTTTGCCCAAAGTTGCTTGCGAATCGGCGACTTGTTGCGCAGCGATTTTGTAGCCCATGCCGTACATGTTGCCGGAGTTGGTAAAGGACGAACCTGCGTTGCCCAACTGGTTATTGAATGAGCCGTAAGCGCCTCCCAACGCTGCGCCGGGGGCGGCGGCGCTACCCGTGGCTGCACTTCCGCTGTTGACCGAACTGTTGCCAGCGGTGGTGGCGATGCCGTAGGCCGTAGAGGCGTTGGAGGCCAAGCCGCGACCCAGGCTGGCCGCGTCCATCTTTCGGGCGTAGCCGAGCTGCTCGGCGTTGGTGCGGGCGTTGGAGGCCACGCCAGCGGTGTCAGCAGCTTGGCTCTGCGACAGTTGCGCGTTGATGGCGGCGAATCTGTTGGAGTTCGGATTGACGCCGTAACGAGCCAGCGTGTCCATAGCCTGTTGGCGCTGGTTATCGTAAGCCGTTGCCACATCGGCCATGCCGCGCCGAGCCAGTTCCTCGCTCTTGGCATCGGTGTCGAATTCCTCGGCGTCCTTGACCAGCCCTTTCTCGAGGGGCCGGAACGTCTCGCGCTCGTAGTCCGCATACTCTGACGCACGCGCCTCGTTGGAATCAGCGATTTCCATCTGCTGCGTCATCGTGTCCAACTGGGCGCGTGAAACGCTGTCGGCCAGAGGCTTTAGTTCAGCGTACTGCTGCTTCTGAAAGTCCAAATACTCTCTTGCCGTCGTCTGTTGAATGCGTGCGACCTCGGCAGTGGCCGCAGCATTTGCTGCAAGGCCAGCGGCGCTTGCCGCAGCCGCCCTCTCTGACCCAGCGAAGTCGGTGAGACCGATGGCGTCTGTCAAGCCTTTTAATAAACTCATGATGTTTCCTTGTCAATCTTGTCGTGCTCAATGCAATGGGCCGTGCTTGCGTTCAGCATTTGGACATCTGCCACGTTTGTTGCTGGGCAATGCAGGTACCGAAGCTAGTCGTGGGCATTGAGCCTCCCGATAATTTCGTTCACCTTGGAGATAACTTCAGGGAGGGCGGCGTTGTCTGCGAGGGTTGCAAGGATGCCGCCCCTGACGCCGGACATGATCTCGATGTTCTCTTTCATGGGGCGCAGAATGCTGGCGACAACAGGATCGACAACAGACTGCGTAGAAGGTATAGCTGGCTTTTTCATCAGAACAGCGCCAGTTCTTTGGCGGTCTCGGCGAGCTTCACGTGACGCACGGGCACGTTGCCATTAAGCTGCAATTCCCAGCGATCAGCCTTGAAGCCAGAGGGCAGCCGAAACATCAGAGAATTTTTGACCGTGATCGACGCAACCTGTCGGCCTTGAGCGATGACCGTCAGCGTCAGGTAGCGGCCATCAACGCTTGCCGGTGGCAGAGGCGACAGGATCGAGCCTGCAAGCAAACCGCTGGAGACGGGGCCACTCATGCCTATAGTGGATTTGAAGTCTGTTGAAGACGCGAACAGCAATTTATTGGCTGCAATGAGTTGTGCAAGTTGCGCAGCAAGGGACTCGGACAATCTCACGTCGCCAAAATCTGCCTCGATCTGAGCGGCTCCAAAGTTCACAGGGCGCGGCAATATGAACAGCTTAGATAGCCACTCAAAGGGAAGAAACTCGGTAGGACTCCCCTCCCACACCTTGATTTCGTCGGACTCAAGGACGTGAAGCGCTGCGCTCGTCGGCTCGGGGTACGCGGCAGTGGTGAATAGAGTGGTGGTCGTCATTGGAGATGCCGCCTCATTCCTGTCGAGAATGATTGCTCCCACGAAGTTGTTTATGGGGCTATCGCAAAACAGGTAGTAGCGCCCATCAAGCACTGCGCCAAGCATCGACTCGGGGCGGTAAATCTGCCACTCACCACGATTCATCAGAGCGCGAGTAGAGACTCCCGCAAAACCTTGACTGATCTTGACCACGCCGTTGGGCGAGGCGTAGAGCGCTCCACCCTCATCAGAGGCGATGGATCGCTTGGAGATGCAGGGCTCATAGATCGGCAGCTTTGCCTGACTCATACCAGCAGGGGTTGAGCCCGTGATGACAAATGGGTTGCCCATCGTTGCGACCACGAGTGACTCTCCAAATGCCGCAAGACCCACGACAGGGAACTCAACGGTCAGCGCGTAGCTGGCGGGCCAAGCGTGAGGGAGAAAGGGCTCAGAAAAGAACACCTCGTTTCCGCGAAAGCCAGCAAGGATTCCGTTCGCCATTGATACAAGCCCGACTAAATCTGCGGGCGGCATGTCGTAGCGAGTGCTTGGTAACTTCCCCCCAAGATTGATTGCGGTCTTCGTATCCACATACGAGGTTGCACCAATGTTGAGATCAACCACCTTCAGAAATGGATTGGAACTGCTGCCTGTAACAGATCGGTAAATACGAATCTTGGTGATGTTGTACTTGCCTGCTGGCGCAGCAGCAGGTATCTCGCCAACCGTGACCGATCCACCCGGCAGCACACTGACGGTTGAAGATGCTGGCGAGGGGGCCGACTCTTCTTCGATGGTGCCGAACATGGAGATGTAGGTGTACAGGTAAGTGCGCGACTCCGCTGTGCCCGTGCCACCCGAGGACGAAACCGATGGCGCAGCAACCGGCGAGGCCACGCCCAATTCAAGATAGTCGCCAGGATAGAAAGGCCCGCCCCCAACAGATGCGAGCGTGGCATTGGTTTTCTTGGGGCTGCCGCTGCCCGTGTAGTAAGTCGGGTACTCGTCTAACGCATAGATCGGGCCGGGAACTGCGTTGACATCTGTTGTCCAAGACAACCAGATCGCGTCTCCACTCGTCTTTTGCTGCTTGTATATGGACAGCGTCTCGAGACGGGCGAACGCTCGGACAGGCAACTGACCGGGCTTGTACCAAGACCGCAGCTCTCCGCTGTACAGCTTTGCATTCGAGGCTTTCTGGGCCTCGTTTTCTTGAAGGAGGGTATCGCTCTGTCGAGGAACAATTCCCGCAAACGCCGCGAGCTTGAGACCAGCCATCTAGAATTCCTGTTGTTTATGTGATTTTACGCAAGGTTGCTTGTTTCTGTGGGCGAACCAATCATGGCTGTGGAGACGGCCTGAACTTCCTCGACCCGGCGCGACCATCCTTTGCCGAAGGTGGCGAAGGTCGGCAGCGCTTTGAGGAACATCAGCCGCTGCTCATTGAAACGCTGGATCACGGCGTCCGCTGGAACAGATTTGACGACAGCCAGAGTCTGTTGGCCGATGGCCCCGTCGTCTGCGACCTTGACCGCTCTCTGCAACCACTTGGCAGCCTGCCGTGGGCCGGAGTTGACCGCCGCATCGAACACGGCGTAATCCACGCCCGAAGGTAGGTCGTCGCACTTGCAGGCGTCCCAGTACCGCTTCTTGTACAGAGGGCCGACCTTCGCTGGGGTGAGCGCCCGCATGTCTGCTTCGGTGGCGGGCTTGCCTGTAAACTCCTCCCAAACTTTGCGCGTCACCCCTAAATTGGTCATCCCTCCGGGGTCAAGAATGTGGTTCACGAAACTTCCCTCGTGCTTCAGTAGTTTGACCAGCGCGGCGTCGAAGTTGATTCTCATAAGTTGCTCTTGGTCAGGGCGGCAGTCTTGTCCTGCGAAGACTTTGACGAGCCGAAGTAGTAGCTCAAAACCTGTTGCGCACTGGCGGTCATAAAACCCAGAGCAAAGATGATGAGTTGCTGCTGCTCTGTTGGGACAATCTTGAACAGAAGGATGCCAACAAAGCCGTATGTCAGGGCAACAGTTCCGATAGCCAGGACTGGCATGACGTACTGCGCAAACTTGTTCCCACCAGCAGCCGCCAATCCGACCTCTCTCGTCCGGGCACTGTCTCGATCTGTTGATTCAGCCTTGAATTGAGCCAGATCAATCTCGGCCAGTTTCATGGCGGCTTCTGGGTCGCCCTCGACGGCCCGAGTCACGGCTGCAAGGGTGTCTTCTACGCCATACTTTTTGGCAATTGCTGACATGGCTGCACCACCCAGCGGGCCAGCGACGACTGTTGCCAGTGCTGGGGCTGCGGTCTTGAGAAGGGCGAGTAGAGTTTCCATGTTGTCCTTACTTGTTGATCGGGCAGCAATCGCGGTAAGCCCGTCAACGTGCCCTGTAATTTTCCACAAAGAGCGCAATCGCCATCACCAGACCGCCAACCCATAACATAGGCTTTGCCAGACGGCTCAAAGTCTCCAATACCTTGAACGCGCCTTGGGCCGCAGCGAATGCCTCGGTCACATCTTTCGTGCTTTTGCCAAGCGCATCGACTTTTGCCTCGACGTTGGCGAGGCGGTCATAGATTTCGTTGTGAGTTACTTCGCTGCTTTTCATGTCCGAGCTTCCCTATTTCTGAACGTGCAATTAAATTACGCTGTCCGCTTCCACATATAGACCGCGATGAAGGGCTGGATGTTGGCATTTGTGCCGCTGGAGCCTGTAGCGCTGTTTGATACTGTGATGCCAGTGAGCGTCGTGCCGGTGATCCCAGCCTGCGGAGGTGAAGCGCGAAGTTCAATCGTGCCACCCGCACCATAACCACCATAAGGGCGATCATTGGTTAATCCGTGCGAGTGAGGCGTCTCATTTACGTTAGCCGTGTGAGTATGGCTGACAACGATTGCATCTTTACTACCACCAGTTTTCTCAGGGGCATCAAAGAGGGTGTCACTACCATCCACACCAACTGGGACTCGACCAGCACCAAACGAAACCCATGTACCAAACCCCAGAAGGGTGGTTGGGTTAGTTGCGTTGGTGGCGTTGATGTAGACAGACCCCACCGGGTAAATCTTGTCTAACGCTGCGTTCGCAACGCTATTGGCGAGCGCGGCGGTGGTTGCATTGGTTGCAAGCGTGGCTGTAGCGGCATTGCCAGTGATGCTGCCGACAATCGGCTCGGAAAACGTCTTGGTGCCAGCTATAGACTGATTTCCGGTTAATGCGGCGTACCCAAGCAGGGCATCTACCTGCACCATGTTTGACAGCGTTTCCGCCGTGATGCGATGTTCCAGGCGTGAGGCTGCCGTAAAGGCTTTGGCCGTGCTCCCCTCTTGACCTCGCGTAACTGTCAAGTTATCACCAGCCCTCGCAGTGACTCTCACAAACTCAACGTTGTTGGTTTCGTCAAAGATCGCGGCGGTGAAAGCCTGACCAACGGACAGAGCCGGGAACAGACTGCCCAGACCAGACGGCAGAGGAATTGCCGTTGCCGTGCTGGTGATGGATGTTGCGATGGGCGCACTGGCCGCATTGGAGAATTTATAAAGCATCAGTTTTTTCCGATCACGATAGTGTCAAGGGCGCGTGGCCCTGGTCGCAATATCTGCATTCAGATTTGAAAAGTTGGCATCGACCTCCGCATTGGTCAGCGGAGACCCCTTGCCAGCACGGGTAGTGATTGAGTCCATTAATTACTTTCAAATATTGTTTGAATTAAGCGTCCACCGCGCCTTCAAACTCGGGCCGCTGCTTGATGATCGCGTACAACGCTTGACGGTCAGCACCGGCAACATACTCGCTACCTGCGATCTGCATCTTGCCAGCAGACAGCGGTTGCTTGCCTGCATCGCGTGCTTCTTTTGATGCGTAGCCGTAAAAGGTTACTTCAGTGCCTGCGCCTTTAAAGTCCTCTTGTACTGCGCCAATGTTCCAGTAGCTGGCCGGAATGCCGTAGTCCGTGTCGATTGATTTGATGAGTGCCATTTTTTTCCTTAAAACATTAAAAACATATTGCCTGTGTATGTACCAAAAGGCGAGGGTACTTGCCCGTTGATGTAGCTGACGTTGAAATAGTCAATTCCGTCCCCCGCAGTAAATGTTAAGCCCGTATTTCCGA